AACAGGAAGAAGCGTTTGAGCGTGTTCACGGCAAACCTGTTGAGGAGACATTCGAAGTTAAGAAGGAGACCAAGATCAAGAAGGAGGCTAACTGATGTCAGCCGGAATTGGTGCAGCTGGTATTCTGGGTGTTGCTCGTGAAGTAACAGCAGGTACTTATGTTGCCCCCGCAAAGTTTATTCCAATACGTAGTGAATCGCTAGCGTTTGCACAAGAGACAGTTTTCACAAGACCTATTCAAGGTGTGGCTGATATTGTTCACGCTGTTCCTGGCAATGCTACTGTTGAGGGTGACATCGAGTTTGAAGTAACTCATGACAACCTTCCATGGTTGCTATATGCAATGCGGGGAGACGTAGTTGTTTCAGGCCTACAGCCTCCTTACGTTTACACCTTTACGCCTAACGCTATTGGGCAAAAGTCAGCTACACTGACAACCTTGTCTGTTACTGTAGAGCGTAACGGTATTATCTTCGGATATACAAAGTGTGTGATAGGTAAGCTTGAATTGACCGTTGATAGTGGTATTCTAGTAGCTACAGTTTCTGTTCTAGCTACTGATGAGGGTGTGCAGTCATCTCCGACGGCTGTATGGCCAACGGATGCTCCATTTGGTGCAGGTCAGTATGCTATTGAGATTCCTACCGCAACACAGGTGTACGATGTGGACTCATTCTCATTCTCTGCGGATGATAGTGCAGAGCACGCGTACAGACTTCGTGACAACGGTCGCGGAGCTCAGTTTACTAAGTTTGGTGAGCGTGCAACGGAGATTCAAGTTGAACGTGACTTTGACTCTCGCACAGACTATGACGCTTTCAAGGCCTTGACGGCTCAAGCTGTTCACTTTAGAGCAGAGGATCCAGCACAGGCCAATAATTATATTGATCTGATTATGGATGCTGCTATCAAGGACACTTATGAAGTTGGACTTGATGGTCAGGGAGATCTAGTAAGAGCTTCCATTACTTATCAGGGTATCTACAGCAGCGCAAACTCGCGTTCGTTCGTTCTTGAAGTAGGATCGAACACTGAAGCTGTAACATAAAGGAGAGGCAATATGCCAAGGGCGACTATTGATACAACAGCTACAGAGAGGTTCCCACTAGAATCTCTTCCAGCTACAAGCGAAGATGAAGAAGGCTGGATTGAACTTAGAAAGCTGTCTTATGGTCAAATTCTCACAAGACGAGATATGGCTACAGGAATGGCTATCGAAGGCATTGGAGACAGTAAAGGCCGCGATGATGATATTAAGGCTACCATTGATATCATTCAAAAGGCTGTTACTGAGTATGAGTTCAAGAACTGCATCGTTAGCCATAATCTAGAGGATGACAAAGGCAATCTTTTGAACTTTAATAATCCAAAGAGTGTTACAGATCTTGATCCTCTAGTTGGACAGGAAATTGGTAAGCTTATTGATGATCTAAATCAGTGGGATACTGATTTGAAGGGAAAAGACGAGAAGACCTCCGAGCCAGAATCAGAGCTAGTGTAGTTCTTAATAGAAAGGCAGATAAGGAAGTGTCGAGGCTGATTAGAATCACTTCGATGTGTAATACCTTTAACTGTCTTCCTGGTCCTGGAGGTCTTCTACAGCAGGATCCTTATCTTATAGACGGAATGTCTCTTATAATGGAAGCTGTACAAGAACGAGAGAACAAAGAAAAGAATAAGAGTGGCACTAGCAGTTAGAGAACTTGAACTGATCCTCATTGCTAGAGACAACGCCTCTGCTGTTATAGCACGTGTAGGCGGAGCTATGGTTATTCTTGGTGGCATCATTACTGCTGTTGGTCTTAAGGGCGCTAGGGAACTAGGCGAGATGACCAAGGAAGCTATTGACTTCCGCCAAGAAATTGCTCTAGCTGTTACACAGGCAGATGACTTGGGAGCTAACATTGAAAATGTTACAGGCATTGTTAATCGTGTAGGTTCCAACCTTTCAGTTCCATTTGAGGAATTGAATGAAGCGATGTTTGATATCTTCTCTACGTTTACTAGTGACCAGCTATCCTCACTTGAACAGGCAGAGATGATTCTCAAAGCCTTTGGTGAGTCCGCAGTCGCTGGCCAAGCCCCTGTGAGAGATATTGCCAGGTCCACGATTGCTTGGATCAATGCTCTTGACCAACCAGCTACGATAGAAAATATTACCAGACTACTTGATATTCAGTTTGAACTGGTCCGTAAGGGAGCTGGTGAATATAGTGAGTTTGCTGGTGAGGTAGGTAAGTCAATTCCTGCCTTTGCAGCTGCTAATCAGTCTGTGGAATCCTTTGCAGGCATTATGGCTTTCCTAACTAAGAACGGCTTGAATGCTGCTATGGCTGCTACTTCTGCTGCTCGTGCAGTTGAACTTATGTTTAGTCCTAAAGCTATTAGTGGTCTTAAAGAGGTTGGAGTCGCCGTTGAAGATAGCGAAGGTAAGTTCCGTGCTGTAGAAGACATTGTTCGAGATCTAGTTCCTGTTATGAAAGATCTTACGGATGCACAGAAAAAGATCAAATTCAAAGAGATCTTCGGTACTGGTAGAATTCAGGCTCGTAGATTCTTCGATCTAGCCATTCCTAACTTTGCTGAGCTGGAAGAGCTCATTGGTGATATGGAACAGGCTGGTGGGGGAGTTGCTAATGCCTTCGAGTTTATGTTTAGTCAGCCTCTTTCACAGATGGAGCTCTTCAAAAATAAGTGGGAGGCATTACGTCGTACTATTGGTGATGTCTTTATTGAAAGACTTCAGACAACTGTCTTCCCAGCTTTACAGAGGCTATTTGACTGGTGGGACAAACTTACTCCTCAAATGCAAAAGCAGATTGCTATGTGGGCTTCATATGCTGCTATGATTGCAATTGTTGGCGGAGCACTTCTCATGATGCTTGGTATAGGACTCTTGTTTGTAGCTCTTCTAAAAGCTTTCAGTGGTGCTACAGCAATAGCTGGAATTGGCAAGCTTGTTGCTTCGTTAGGCTGGATAGGAATTATTCTCGCTATTGTAGCGGGCCTTGCTTATCTAATTTGGAAGAACTGGGGAAAGATTTGGCCTTTCCTTGTAGAAGTATGGGGTAAGATTACAGAAGCTGCACGACAGTTTATGGAGAATAACAAAGAGTTCTTTGAAGCTGTTCGAAAGAAAGCTATCGAGATTTGGGGCAAGATCCTTAAACTTGGCAAAGCTATCTGGGAACGTGCAAAAGCTATTTGGATAGTTATTTGGGCAGCTATGCTTGTTTTCTGGGATCGTTGGGGCGACGATATTATGACAACTATATCTGCTGTATGGAAAGGTATTAAAGATACGTTCCTGGCAATGCTGGATATTATTATGGGTGTTATTGATTTCTTTACAGCTTTGTTCGAGGGTGACTGGGATGCAATGTGGGAGGCTGTAAAGAGAATAGGTTCAGCTGCTTGGGAGTACATAAAGTCTACGTTTGAGACCTTTACAGCAATCATCTCCCAGATCTGGCGTATTGTTTGGGATGCTGTCAAGGCTAAAGCTATTGAAGTCTGGAATGTCATTGAGCCCTACCTTGCAGGTGTTTGGGATAATATTAAATCAAAGGCATCAGAAATTTGGAATGGTATTCTTGACTTCTTCAAAGGTGTTTGGGAGAGTATCACAAGTACTGCTAAGGACACTATAGACGGTAAGGGTGGACTACTTGAGTTCTTCCAGAACTTACCCGGACGCATTCTAGATGCTGTCTTTGGCTTTAGTAACATGCTTCTTGAATGGGGTCTCGGAGCTATTACAAGTATGTACTTTGCAGTGGACAATTACTTCTGGCATACTGTACTTCCGTTCTTTGCTGATTTGCCTATGAATATTATCGGAGCTATGCCGGGAGTGATTAAATGGTTATGGGATACTGGCTGGAGTATTGTTAAAGGTCTGTTGAATGGTATTAAATGGTATTGGAATAATATCGTATGGCCTTTCTTTACTGATTTGTTGCCTAACATCCTCAGGGCTATAGGTAATGTAAATACTTGGCTCTGGAATACAGGCATGACTATTATGAGAGGTTTGTGGAATGGTATCTTGTGGTTCTGGAATAATCTCCTTGTACCTTGGATTGAAGGTATAAACACAGCTATCTTGAAGGCTCTTGGCGATCTTAGTAGTATTCTTTGGAATGCTGGTGTAGCTGTTATACAAGGATTCTGGGATGGTCTCAAAGATAAGTGGAAGTCTGTTAAAAGTTGGCTCAGAGGCTTAGGCTCTACTATTACAGGTCTTAAGGGTCCTTATAGTACAGACCTTAAACTCTTAATTGATAATGGCGATGCCATTATGATGGGTCTTGAAAAAGGATTGCAGATAGGATTTGCAGACAGGATCGCACCTTTACTTGAAGAGTTCACTCGAAGAGATATTCCTAGATCTCTCGGTTCAAATACTGCTACCACAACTAACTTCAATGAAAACGGACAAGTCTTTAATTTTGGTGATATTATTTCACAGGCTGATCCTGATGAGATAGCTCAGGCAATGGCTTGGGAGATGAGATTGGTATGACTCTAAGCAACTACCAGGTAAGTTATAGAGGCGTCGTTATGGGCGATGGTACTAACTATGACTTCATTGAACTCAATGGCATTCATGACATGATTGTTAAGGACCGTGATCGCGACAATCCACGTACTCATGGAATGATCCCTGGTGTTCATGCAGCTACGTTTAGACTAATTCGAGCCTCGCTGGAAGTTAGAGGTGTTCACGGTTCAACAGCACATCAACAGGATATACAGGCACTTCTCTCTGCTATGAGTCCAGATGCTCATCAAACAGCTGACGAGACAGATGACCAGTTCACCTTTAAGTTTCCGGGTGAATCAGAAAGGTTCATGTTTGCCAGACCTGTGAGAAGAAGTCGACCTAGGCGCGTTTCATCTGAATTTGGATTGGCTCCTATTAGGTTTGAACTTAAGGTGTACGATCCTCGACAGTATTCTACTTATGAGGATAACTCCGGAAGTCAAACATCTGCATTCACTGTTGTTAATGGTGGGGATGCCCAGGCGTTTCCTATTATCGAGTTTGGTGTTGATACTCTCGGAGGTATGTTTCTTACAAATGACACAAACGGTTCAATTTTCTCCACAGCGGGGATGACAGCAAGCAGTAATGACTACATCGCTGACATGGGTCGTTGGAATCGTGGAAGAGGCGATCTCCTTATTGTCTACAAAGGTTCAGTCAACCACTACAACAAGTGGCAGATACCTAGAAATCCTTTCTATTTGAATCCTGGCACTAATGAACTACAGCTGACTATTTCCTCTGATGCAGAGGTTACAATCCGCTCAAGAGATACTTGGATGTAATGGCACGCTATGTACCTATGCTTGTTGAGCGCATTCCAAATGCTGTAGGCGGAGCTAGTCCTACTTTGAATCTTGTTGACGAAATTATAGTAAACGACAAACTTACCTGGTCAACAGAGCTTCTTACTGATGGTGGTTTTATTACTTTTGCTTGTGTCC